GCAGCGGCACGACGATTGTCGAGGTATTTCTGATTCAGCTCATCAAGAGCAGCCTGTCGTTCGGCTGCATCCTCGATCAGTGCGATCACGGCATATTCCTGATCATACTGAGCATCAATATGAGCGTTTACAGCAGCCATGCCCTCGGCGGCAGCCAGCGCAGCGTTTTCATATACTGAGACATCGGCATCAGCCTGGCCACGGGCGTGTGCACGTGCGACCTCAGCTTCAACCTTCTGTGCGATTGTCTCAAAGCTGTCGGTGTCTGCCGGTGTCAGCTGGTATTTGATAATCAGAGCTTCGCGGGTATCAATCAGTTCCTGCAGGCGAATCTGATCGCCTTCAGTCAGATAGCCGTTCTGGCGCTTTTTAAGTAGCTGCTCGATCTCACGATCCATTGCATCCAACACCGCAATGTCGGAAGCCAGCTGATCAGATACGGTCGTGTATCCGTTGCTGTCTGCAGTTTCTTTTAGCTCCGTCAGTTCAGAGCGAATACCGGAGTTCAGCGACTTAAAGGAATCGATCCAATGCTGGACCATTTCATCCGTATCCTTTTCGCCATCTGTCCATGCGGCAATCATACCGGACAGCCACTCCTGGACATTGCCGTTCTCACGGACAAAGTCACTTTCAGAAAGGCCAAAGAAGGAAAGACCTTCGCTGTTTCCATAGAAGGTTTCAGCAGCGGTATTCTTCCAGTCCTCGGCGGTTTCTTTCATGCCCTTCAGGGCCTCTCGGGCCTGCTTGGCACCGGATACATAATCCGCAATGGCGATTGTTGCAGCAATCGTAGCCGCAGCAACAGCAAACCATATCGAAGGTGAGCTGCCCAAAACGGAGAAAAAGCCCTTAAAGCCGCCGCCCGCTTTGCCTACAGCAGTAGCAAACTTGCCAATGCCGCCGGTGATCACGCTCAGACCCTTGGATACCTTGCTGATACCAAGAAAAACAGGGCCGGTCGCTGCTGCGATCGCACCCCATTTGATGATCTGCATGCGCTGTGCTTCATCCATATTGAGGAAGCTATCCAGCATATCATCAGCACCGGAGATCAATTCCTGGATCATCGGATTCAGATCATCGCCGATCTGCTGGGCAAACAGTACAGACTTGTTTTTCAGGTTGGTCAGTCGGCTGGCTGTGGTCTGGTATCGCTTGCTGGCTTCAGTGACCAGAGCGGAGTTATCTTCCCAGGCAGCATTGGCCATGACCTGGGTTTCAGCAAACAGCTCAGTAGCGTTGGTGGCACGAAGCAGTGTATCGCGCAGTCGGATCTCAGCAATGCCGATCTCGTCAAGAGTAGCGATTGCACTCATGCCCTGTTCATCCATTTTGGATAGTCCGACGATAAATGCCTGGAAAGCCGTCGCAGGATCTGCCTCCCAAAGCATGCGGAACTGGTCTTCTGTCATACCCGCTACAGTAGCAAAGTCGGTAAGCGCCTGACCACCGGTAGCAGCGGCAACTTCCATTTTGATCAGAGCCTTCGAGAAGGCAGAACCGCCCATTTCAGCTTCGATACCAACAGAGGACAGGGCAGTTGCAAAGCCCAGAATCTGCGCCTCGGACAAGCCGACCTGATGACCGGCAGCCGCCAGACGCATGGACATGTTCATGATGGAAGATTCAGTAGTGGCAAAGTTGTTACCCAGTTCGACCAGCGTAGAACCCAGATTACCAAACTTGCTCTGATCCATGTTTGTGATATTGGCGAACTTGGCAAGTGTGGTAGCCGCTTCATCAGCAACAATATCGGTACTGTTGCCCAGGTCGATCATCGTCCGGGCAAATTCTGTAAGATAATCCGTACCAATGCCCAACTGACCGGCGATTGCCACGACCTCTGCGATATCATCCGCAGAAGTTGCAATCTCAGTGGACATGGTCTTAATCTCATCAGACAGTGCAGCGAACTCTGCTTCGGAAGCATTGACCGTCTTGCGGACAGACGTAAAAGCCGACTCATACGAAATGGACGCCTTGATCGCCGAAGCGCCCAACGCCAAGATGGGCGTGGTCATTACGGTGGTCAGAGTGCGTCCAATTGCACTGGTTACATTACTGACCCTTTCGCAGGCCTTGCTGAAAGATTCGAGGCTCTTACCGGCCTCAGTCCATGCAGATTTGGCTGTGCGCAGGTCTTTGTTGCACTTCTCAATAGCCGCCTGTGTTTCCTTCACAGCTGCTTTTGCATTGTTGAGGGCTGCTTCAGCATCTGTTACTGCATCATCTGCCTGCTCGATCAGCTCAATATCACCGGCAGCGTAGGCGGCCTCCAGCTGATCGTTCGCAGCCTTCAGTGCCTTCTCATAGGCTACAACCGAATCCTCCTGAAGATCCAGTTTTTCTTTGAGCAGCGCAAGTTTTGCTGACAGACCAGTAACACTGGTATCCATATCCTTGATACCAGCAGTCGCCAACCTGAATTTGCTTTCAGCCAGACCGATATACTTGCCGAGCATCGTAATGGTTTTCTGGCTGTCGGCCATTGCTTTTGAGGCTGACTGCCAATCAGTGCGGGCAAGACGCAGGGCCTTATTGCACTTTGCAATCTCAGCTTCGGTATTACGGTAAGCAGCCTTAGCGTTGTTCAGGTTGGTCGTCGCAGTGCTAACGCCATCCGCAGCATTCTGAAGCGACTTCTTAAGGGCCACATGCTGACCGGACAGTTTTTTGACTTCCTGAACGGATTCGCGATATTCACCCTTCAGCTGATCCAGATTTGCCTGAGCCGCAATTGTTGCGGAGTCAGAAGTGCCAAGAGTGCGAGAGAAGTATTTCACCTGCTCAGCAGCTGCAGCAACCTGTTCCTTCAGGGCTTGCTGTGCGTCCTTGGCTCTCACCAGGCGCTGTGAATAGTCTCTCTCACGGGCACTGCACTCTATCAGTTTGTCACTGGCGGCATCGAGTGCTTTGCTGTACTGATCGACAATGTTTTCCTGAAGCTCTAACCGCCTGTTCAGGGTAGTGAGCTTGGTGCTCAGGCCAGCAGCACTGCTTTCAAAGTTTTCCAGACCGGCGGCAGCAAGCCTGAACTGGCTCTCCGCTTCCTGGATCTGTTTATTTACGGACTTGATGTTGCGGGTAAAATTGTCCGTCTGAAGAGACAGCGACACAACAAGGTCGCGGAGGCTCTCACTCAATATTTCTCACCTGCCTTATACAGTGGGAGTCAGATTACCCCAGACCTCGTCGATGTACGCACGGCGAGGTTCTTTCTTTTTCTTCTCCTTCTGGGCATTCCAGGCGCGAACGCTGAGGAAACCGAGCATATCCATGCTGTCGATTTCGCTCATACGCCAACCACCCTCAAGGAGCGAGTTGTAGGTGTCCATGATGAAATCATGCAGCGTCAGAACTGAGGAATCTCTTCCGACTCCGTTTCCGGCGTCACCGTCTGAGCTGCTTTCGTAGGGAATTCATTCAGAACGCTGGTGGTCTGGGTCTGAACAGCCATCAGCGCAAGGGCAATGTCGTGCATCAGGCGATCGACAGGATAGTGATCCAGCACCTCATCGGGAGTAAACTGGTTGCCGAAGAGCAGACAGAACCAGCGGATCATCACGTCCATGGCCTGAGGGATACTGAGCTGTTCGTCGACTTCGATGGTTTCGCCCTTCATGGCGGCCTGAGAGATCGCTACGATCTTGCCATACACCTTGGCGGCGGGTTCCATTTCACGAAGCGCTCTGCCGGTGATGAAGTCAACAGAATATTTCTTGTTGTTCAGAGTACAGGTGATCATACATATCCTCCTAAAAATGGCATAAGAAAACCCCGCAGCCATGTGACTGCGAGGTGTTGGAATGAGGTTTACATAATCGCTTCAGGTGGAAGCTCAAGTTCGGCTCTGACTTTTTCGCGATGCTCAAGCATTTGCCTGAGGCGTTCTTCACCAAACCCGTATGCATTATCAGGCTTGGGCAGCGCAGTGAGCACTCGAATGTCTGCATCACAGTTGCCTTCCGGCAGTTCGTGGAGCTCGAAGAAGTATCCATGCCTCAGAAAGGCATTCGCATAGACAGAGTATTTGGCGAATTCTTCGCTGACTACATGGTCAACCAGCGCGTAAACGCCGTCCTCCAGTTCGAAAATGGTACCGCTGCCATGATGCGCAGCAATGATTCTTTTATAGTTCACGCAATCTACCTCCCGAAACCTGATAGACTTTTATACCGTTGCGTTTGAGTTTGTCGAGTACACGAGTGAAGTTGTTCGGCAGCGTTGACCCGAAAGTGACACTTTCCACATCCTTGATTGAAAGGCTGCCGTGATACTGAAGTTCGAAGTATTCGCCGTAGTTGACCTGACTGACCCAGGTATCCGGATCCCTGATATATCGCTCGGCGGCGCGTACCTTGCGGACTGTATCGCGATCGATTTCACTCAGCCCCGAGATGGAAGCTGTTTTGAGCCAGCCTGCATGAGCACTGTCGTGTCCATACCATGAGTTCAGTGTATCAGATGTCTTGAATGTTGTACGATCCATAATGGCGTCGCGCCTGAACCGGAATACAACATCACCATAGAAGTTGGCACCAGCATTTGACATAGCCGCGACTTTATCGCGCGGGGCCAGGTACCCGTACTTTTCAAACTCCCGGGCTGCAACCTTATGTGCTCTGTCGTAAGGGTGCCCAAAGTAGTCCGCAGACAGGCGTGCTCGGACATCGGGTGCATTTGCACCCTGTGACGTACCGGTTTCCATTTGGTTCTTAAAATGTGTATCGATGATCAGCTCGACATAGTCGCGGCGAACGCGCATGGCGGGATCGTTTTCTGCGATGATCTTTGCCAGCTGGCCGTGGAGGTAAGCGACGTCGCTTGCACTCAGACCGGCCTGTGAAATGAGCCTCTGGAGATCCCGGGCTTCTTTCTGGGCAAAGAACTGGAGAGAAAGCGGCAGACCCTGGCTCTGCGGCCCTCCGGTATTTCTGTGACTGGAACCTCCGCGTCCGCCCACAGTTTACCTCTTCTTTTGCGCATTAGCAAGTGATTTGTAGTATGTGGGCAGGCGTTCAATGTTGCCCTCGCAATCGGAAGGAACATCACCAAAGAAGATGATCTTTTCAGGTTTCAGCCTGCGCATCATTTCCCGATAGCCCTCCAGGAAAAGCTCTCGGGCGGCAGGTGCTTTCTGGGTACCCACCGAGGAGACAGCGACTGTTCCACCGACCGGTTCGCCGTCGAAGCACCAGTCATAGCTGGCACGGTCGCTCCAGCAGATTGAAGGAATGACCGTCATACCACGGCTCTGAAAGTAGGCGGCCAGCTGGTGCTTGCGGAAATGGTTGTATATCTGAACGGCAACCGGGTAATCCGTGAACATGCTGTAGTCGCAGCTCATCACAGCCCGGAAACCGCTTAATAGCGTTGCATAGCGGGCCGGGTCGTTCCATACCCGCTGAAACAGGTAGTCATCAATAAAGAAATGCACACCGAGGCGTTCCCGGTGTGTTGCGATATTCACTGAGTTGAATGGGATCCAGTCGATCCTTTCATCCATGTGAACAGGCTTGATTACAGGAATGCTGTAAGGCCCGTGGATGTTGAATCTGCCAAGATCCAGATTATGGCCGTTTCTCTTAAGGGCTTCAAGTGACAATGTGCTCACCTCCAGAAAAAGGCACACCCCGTGAATGTTGGTTCATGAGGTGTGCCATCATGTGTTATCAGGAAGCGGCAGTAAAGGTCGGCTCGTAGACCGAAGTCAGGAAAGAAGCGCCCTTCTCTGCGGTAAAACCATTCTGACCTTCGTCGGCGACAGCCTGATAGCGGCCATCGTGGGTACGCTTGATCGCCGTCCATTCGATCTCACCAGTCTGTCGGGTAACGGTCGTACCCTCCTTGGTGGCATAGTTTTCAGTGGTGGGCTTGGCACGGACCTTGTAAAGCCAGACATAGCGATAGGAGCCATCTGCCTTTTCGGACTTGAAACCGACGGCATAATAGCCCGGCTTGTCCGATGCCGTGCGCACGAGAACACCGTTGTCGTCGATCTTGTTGCCGAAGATCATCTCCTGGATGGCCAGAGGAACGTCAGCCATCTTGGTCTTGAACGACAGT